AAGTAAAGATGGTACTGTTACTTCAGCATCAAAAGAAGGTAAAGATATTAGCTTATCTGGTGTGCCATCACCTACTGATGTAATAGATAATATTCTTAATCAAGATGCTATGATGACTCCTGATTCACCTGAAGCATACTTTGGTACTTCACCTCAAACTGGTCTTCCCACTGATGAAGAATTTCTTGATATGACTAGTGGAGATGTGCCAGCATATACTGTGGCTGATTATGATGATCCTGCACAAAGGGCTGGACTTTCTGATACACCAAAGTTTGGTGATATAAGAGATGGATATAATATGGTTCTACAAGATAATATACAAAATGATCCTGCTTTTAGAGAAGGTAGAACAGCACCAGATTATCAAGCATTAGCAAATGAAAGAAGAGATGATTATCTATCTACACTAGATTTAAATACTGCCTCTACATTGGTTGATCCTGCTATACAATCTACTGCATTTACTAATCAACCAGATAGATTTGATGACCCTGGAGGTATTGAACCTATAGTACGTAGAAAACCAAGACCAGTAGTATCTCAAGCTATAGATGAAGCAGTTACTAAAGAAGAGAAACCGTCTTTTCCTACAGCATCCCTACCTAGACTAACAGAGGGTGGTTTAAAAACATTACAATATGTTTATAGGAATGATCCTGAAACACTACAAAATATTTATAATAAGTATGCATTACCTGAACAATATAGCGGATTGAAAGCACTCGTATAATGGCAACAGAAAAAAATCCATATGATATGATTCCAGAACAGGGTGCAGAAGTAGTACCTCTTAATATGGAAGATAATAATATACCTGCTACATTTGAAGTGGCAGATGATGGTGGTGTTATTGTAGACCTCTCTGGTGCTACAGAGATGGAAGCAGATGAAGAAGTAGCTGAATGGTATGGTAATCTAGCTGAAGATATGAGTGAAGAAGAGCTAGAAGAAATTGCAGAGACTGTTCTTGAAAACTACGAAGCAGATAAAGATTCCCGTTCTGAATGGGAAGCTATGTTTGAAAGAGGCTTTGAACTACTAGGTCTTAAACTACAGCAAGGCACAGAACCATTTGAGGGTGCATGTACAGCAGTTCACCCACTACTAATTGAGTCTGCTGTTAAGTTCCAATCAAAAGCTTCAGGTGAACTCTTTCCTTCCAATGGTCCTATCAAAGCACAGATACTAGGTGACTCAACCACAGAGAAAGAACAACAGGCCAACAGGGTTCAGAACTTTATGAACTATCAGCTTACGGAGCAGATGCCTGAATACTTTGAAGAGTTTGAGCGGATGCTGTTCCATCTTCCACTGATTGGGTCTGCCTTTAAGAAGATGTACTATGATGCCACGGTTAAGCGTCCACGTTCAGAGTTTATTCCTATTGACCAGTTCTATGTGTCTTACTATGCTTCTGATCTATCCAATGCAGAACGCTACACACATGTAATCTATCGTAGTCCTGTTGAAATGAATAAAGATATCAATGCAGGTATCTACATGGATACAGAGCTAGTAACACCATCCACTAATCCTGTAACAGGCTTTAGTGAAAAGATGGATACAATTATTGGATTGTCTCCTGACTATGATAACGATCCACAATATGTTCTTCTTGAACAACACTGCTTCTTAGATATTGAAGAAGAAGAGTCTTGTCCGTATATTGTTACGGTAGAAAAAGATTCTAGAAAAGTTTTGAGTATTCGTAGAAACTATAAACAAGATGACAAGAACAAAGAAAAGATAAGCCACTTTGTGCATTATAGATTTGTTCCTGGTTTTGGATTCTACGGTCTTGGTCTTATTCACTTCTTGGGTAATTTGACTATGAGTGCTACTGCCGCAATGAGATCATTAATAGACGCAGGGCAATTTGCAAATCTACCTGGAGGGTTTAAGGCAAAGGGGCTACGGGTTGTTGGTGACAACGAACCCATATCTCCTGGCGAGTTCAAGGAGGTTGAAGCAACTGGTGTAGATTTATCAAAGGCTATTATTCCCCTTCCTTATAAAGAGCCTTCCTCTGTTCTATTCCAGATGTTGAATTTCGTAACTGCTGCTGGTCAGAAGTTTGCGGATAGCACAGAACAAGTTATTTCTGATGCTGCCTCCTATGGACCCGTTGGAACAACAATGGCCCTGCTAGAAGCATCTAGCAAGTTCTTTAGTGCTATTCATAAAAGAATACACAAGTCACAACGAGATGAATTTAGAATACTTGCTAGGATTGACCATGAGTATCTTCCAGGTGAATATCCATATGATGTACCATTTGAAAGTCGTAGTATCTTTAAGTCTGACTTTGATGGTCGTGTAGATATTGTTCCTGTATCTGATCCTAACATACCTAGCAATGCACACCGTATGATGATGGCTAATATGGTTCTACAGATGGCACAGCAGTCTCCTCCTGGTATGTTTAATATGGAAGAACTTAATCGTACAATTCTTAATGCTACGAATATGCCAAACGTAGATGACATCATTCCACCAAAGATTACAGCACAGCCACTTGATCCTGTCTCTGATATAATGGCAGCAACAAAAGGATTACCTATTGCTGCCTTTCCTGGTCAGAACCATGATGCTCACATACAAGTAAAGATGGCCTATATGCAAGACCCTGCTAATGGTGGTAATCCTATTATGCAACGTATTGCTCCTATCCTACAGGCTAACGTCCAAGAACATTCTGTAATGAAGTATCAAGAGCAGATGAATGGTGTAGCACAGCAAATGCTTCAACAGGTTGATCCTTCTCAGGTTACACCTGCTACCACAGAGATGGCACTGGCACAAGCAGCACAGCAAGTAATGAACGCTAACATGGCTGCTGGTCAGGCACAGTCACCAGAACAACAGCTTGTTGCTCTTGAACAACAAAAGGTACAGCTTGAACAAGCAAAGATACAATCTCAAACGGCATCTGATGCAGCAGAGCTTGAATTAAAGAATAAAGAACTTGAGATGAAAGAGACTGGTCAGATCATAGACATGCTTAAAGCTACAGCACAATCTGAATCTAGAGAAGACCAAGCCGAAGAAAATAGATTATCTAAAGAAGCAATTAAAGAAGCTGAATTACAAACTAAGTTAAAAATAGAAAAAGGCAAACTTGATCTGGCAGATAAAAAAGAATATGTTAAAGTTCTTGTTGATATGTTAAAGAAACAACAAGACGATGATAAAGAGATGGATCAAGCTGCACTTGAGAATTTAATTAAACTAGCAGACAGTCAATTTAAGGAGATGAGAAATGATGCAGAAGGGTAAAGGCTATCCGTCTCATGTAAAGGACACTGATAAAAGTTTTGGTGATCCCTACGCACAGGACATTACAGGTGGTCGTAATATTCGTAGCGCACTAAATAAGTGGGACGAAAGTTCTTGGAAAGTTTCGGATTCTAAAAAAAGTAAGTAATGGAAATCTGGGATGAAATTGGGGTAGAGCTTAATCAAGAGATAGATAGACTAAGAAGTACTCTTGGTGCAGGTATTGCAGAAGACTTCTGCCACTACAGACAAATAGTTGGTTCAATTCACGGTATCGAATGGGCTAGAGATAATTTAAGAGATATCGTTAAAAAACGATTACATATGGAGGATGACTAAATAAATGCGACAAGTAGCTATGGGTGGGGCGGTTAAAAATGATTTATGGATTACAGATATAGAAGAGGCACCTGATCCCTCTCCACTACCAGAACTACCAGGATATCATGTCCTAGTTCGTCCTATATCTGTTAAGAGTCAAACTAAAGGTGGAATATTTATTCCAGACTCAACTAAAGAAGACATGTCTTATCTTACTACGGTAGGAAAAGTCATTGCTCTAGGTGATCTAGCATACGCTGAGAAAGATAAGTTTCCTAATGGTCCTTGGTGTGAAGTAGGAGACTATGTATGCTACGGTAAACATACTGGCACCAAGATGGTATATAAAGGTGTTCGACTAATTCTTCTCTTTGATGACCAAGTTGTTATGAGAGTAGAAGACCCTAAAGACCTTGATCCTACATTTAATTTAACAAAAGGGTCTGCATGATTTGGGAAATCAACATTTTTATGGTATAATAGTAGTATAACGTAAAACACGTTTGTCTCGTTAGCAACGGAGAAAAGTAATGGATAAAGATAATGATGGTTGGTCAGAAGTAGATGTTTCTGCTAAACCAAAAGAACAAGAACAAATAGAGTTTGAACTTGAAGAAGAAGAACCAAAAGTAGAAGAGGTTCAAGTAGAAGAACCTAAAGAAGAAGTTAAAGAAGAGCCTCAAGAAGAAGAAGCTCCTAAAGAATTAGAAGGTATAGAAACAAAAGGTGCTGAGAAAAGAATACGTCAGCTAGTTCGTCAAAGGAAAGAACGAGAAGAAACTATTCAAACTCTTCTTGCTCAGAACGAAGAACTTAAAAATAACTTGAGTAAGAAAGATAAAGAAGTTGTTTCTATTACTAGCAATAGTTTAAATGCTAATGAACAATCATTAGAAAAAACTATTAAGATGGCTAAAGAAGCTTACCTTGAAGCTTTTGAAAATGGTGAAAAAGAAAAAGTATTAGAGGCACAAGAAACATTAAATAATGCACAAGCAGATTTAAAGATGCTTCAACGCATGAAAGTAAATACAGCAAGACAACAAAAAGAACTTGAAGAACAACCAGAACCACAAGTTCAACAGCAATCTCAAACTACTGCTGTTGATGTAAAAGCCCAAGAATGGGCAGAACAAAATGACTGGTTTGGTAATGATACAATTAAAACTGCTGCTGCATTAGCTCTTGATGCAGAACTTAAATCAGAAGGATATGATCCAAATGATAATGAATTTTACGAAGAAATTGACAGACGCTTGGAAAAAGCTTTTGGAAACTCTTCAGTCCGTGTGGAGGAAAACACGACTCAACCTTCTCAAGTGGTTTCAGGGGCTTCACGCTCGTCTCGGAACTCTAATTCAAAAGTTAAACTTTCTAAAGAAGATGTAAGACTTGCGAATAAATGGGGAATACCACTTGAACAGTACGCCGCAGAGAAGTTAAAAGTAACTACCGCTGATGGTGAGTACACTAACGTAATATAAGCGTGGGAGAGAATTATGACACGAAATGAATCACGTAATAGTAATCAAAGAGAAAATTTAGAACGAGAAGAAGAATGGTCGTTTGAAGAGCCAAACGCTTTAGAAATTCCAGAAGATGTTAAAGAACGCTTTGCATCACAGGGTTTGACTCTACGTTGGATACGTATCTCCTTTAACGGTCAAGATGACTACACAAATGTAGGCAAGCGTCAGCAAGAAGGCTGGGTGTTTGTTTCTCCTGAAGAAGTACCTGAGTTGGCTACTACCTCTTTCGTGAAAGAGGGTGGACGGTATGAAGGCACAGTAAATAGGGCTGATCTTGCTCTAGCTAAAATGCCATCTAAAAAAGCAACGGCTAGAAATAAATACTATGAAAACAAAGCTAATGTTATGATGGATGCTGTTAATCAACAATTAATGGGTAATTCTGATTCTCGTTTAGCAAGTATGCCTGTAACTAATTCTAGTCGTTCTGTAACAACAAAAGGAAGACAGCCCTCTTTTCAGGACTGACTTCTATTAACTAAGGAGATGAAACATGTCTACTACTAAAGCATTTCGTGGTTTCATTCCCGCACGTAAAAAAGGTGGAGGTTACAATAACGAAGCTGTAACTGATACCATTGCGTTGACTTCGACTGGACAAACTGGAACACCTACAAATAGTATTTTCACGGGTGATCCTGTTGTTCTTCCAGGTGCTAACTTTGCTACGATTAGCCCCTACATTGCTGCGACCCTCAAGCCATCAGGCGTATTCATGGGTTGCCAGTATGTTGAAAATGGAGAGCCGAAGTTTTCCAGGTATTGGCCTGGAGGGACGAGTGCCACGGACGTTAAATTTTTTGTAATCACTGATCCAGATCAGACGTATTACATTCAAGCTTCTCTTTCGCTTTCTGCTGTTGAGTTGCTTATTGTTAAAAACTATAATGTAACTGTTAGTTCTACTGCCTCCTCTGGCAGCACGACCACAGGTCAGTCCAGCTACTATCTAGACGGTGCATCTGGTACGGAAGCTTCGGCTGCTGTTCGTGTAATTGGTAAAGCTCAGTATCCTGACGAAAAAGATTCTGATGCCTATCCAATTGTAGAAGTATGGCTCAACCATCACCGTGACCGTTTTGTAACGGCTACGGCATCAACGGCTTAATAGGGAGGATTTATTATGGCTATTAATAGAGCTAGTATTAGCAAACAACTCCTTCCTGGCCTTAACGCCGTTTTTGGAATGGAGTATGGAGAAGTTAATGATGAACATGCTTCTCTGTATGATGTAGAAAATTCAGATCGTGCTTTTGAAGAAGAAGTACTTTTCACTGGATTTGGTACTGCCCCAACTAAGGGTGAAGGTGCTGCTGTTAGTTATGACGGAGCGCAAGAAAGTTACACGGCTCGTTACTCACATGAGACGGTTGCTCTTGCTTTTGCTGTAACTGAAGAAGCAATGGAAGACAATCTCTATGACACGTTTGCTAAAATTCGTGCTAGGGGTCTTGCCCGTGCAATGGCAAATACCAAGCAAGTAAAAGCTGCCAATCTATTCAACAATGGTTTCTCTGATACCATTGGTGATGGAGCGGCGTTCTTCTCTGCTGCACACCCCACAATTTCTGATGGAAGTCAGTCTAACCTTTTGGCGGCTGCGGATTTATCAGAAGCTACTCTTGAGACTGCACTTACGAGCATCCAAAAAATAGAAGATGATCGTGGTATTCTCATTGGTGCAAGTGCGGTGTCATTGCACGTACCTGTTGATTCATGGGCAATTGCTGGTCGTATTCTGTCTAGTCCTGGCAACACTCAAACGAGTGCTGGTTCGGCTAATCCGAATACAAACGCAATTAACGTAACTCGAAGCATGGGTATGTTCCCTGAAGGTTACTTTATCAATCGTCGCTTTACGGATACTAATGCGTATTTCATTAAGACTGATGTTCCTAATGGTACAAAAATGTTTGTCCGTTCTCCGCTTCAAACGAAGATGGAGCCAGACTTTGATACTGGCAACCTGCGCTTTAAGGCACGGGAGCGTTACAGCTTCGGTGTATCTGACTGGCGTGGCTTCTTCGGAAGTGCTGGAACCTAATGGTGAAAGTGGGGGAGTAGTTAACGCTACTCTCCCATTCTTCCAAAGGAGATATTATGGCATCTAATATAAAAGTCGCACAGAATGTAAGTAGTGATGGAGCTATCATAACTGGGTTTCGTTATGTAGATACTCCTACTGTTACATTAGGTTCTGAAGGTGGTAGTGATAATCCTACCCCCACAACCACTCGTATAATTGCTGTACATGCTTATTCTACTATTGTAGGTGACATTGCTATTTCAGGCAGTAAACAGATTACTAATAAGACTGCCAAAGGTAATGCTCTTCGTTATAGGGTAGGTGCTACGGATTCTAACGATGCTTACATTGGCGACATGGGTGTTGCTGTGCATGGTATTGTAAGTCTTTCTACATCTGGTGCAGCAGCTATGGCTCCAACTATTACTTTATATGTAGGCTAACATGCCTAACTATAGCGATCTTAAAACAGACATTATCAACACTTCTGAGAATGATGGGACTGAGTTTTCTAACCAAGTTCCTAAGTTTATTCAGAAGGCTGAGTTTCGTCTGATAAAAGAACTAGATGACTTTGGACTAGACGAGTACACTACTGTATCTGTTTCGTCTGGTAATGCTAGTGCTATTAGTCTTAATGATCGTGTTAGGCTTGTTAGAAACATTAACTTTAAAACAAGCAGCGGAACGAGCGTAACTAATCTACTACCTCGCACTGTAGAATATGTAAATGATTATTGGCCTGTTAGTGCATCTACAGGCACACCACGATATTACACACGTAAGAATAATTCAACAATTAAAATTGTACCCACACCAGTCTCAGTAATTACGGCTGAAATACAAACAGCATCTCAACCACTGGCCCTTGCTTCTGCTACAGGAACAAGCGTAACGACCTCAAATTATTTTACAGAGTATTGCTATGATGCTATCTTTTATGGTTGCATGATGGAAGCAACTATGTTTAATAAAGACTGGAGTACTCTACCTGTATGGCAAGCACAGTATACTGCTGCTGTAGGGGCTTTACGTAACCAAGCAAGGCGTACTAGACAGGATGATATGGCTGTTGCAGCTTCTCCTGCTGGCGGTCCTAACACGATAACACAGGGAGCAAGTTAATGAGTAAAGATAGTCCAGATACAACTGTAGGTCTTGATGCAGAATTTTCTAAAAGAGTAGAAGAGCAAAATAAAAAAGCTCTTAAAGGTAATCAAAAAAAACTTGATGTAAATAATGATGGTAAAATTACTGGAGAAGATTTTGAAATACTCCGTAAAAATCCAGATGCTAAAAAGAAATATGGTGGTAAGATTACTTATCGTATGACAGGTGGGCAGGTTGTAGACTCTACCTATGATTAGTAGAGCAAGCATCCGACAACAAATTAGTAAACCACCTAGTAAAAAGAAACCAAGGAAAAAGAAAAAAGGAAGGAAATAGTTATGGCACTTATGGCAGCACCGTTAATCCCAATAGTAATAGGAGCAGGACAAGCAGGTATTCGTATGGCTGCACCTAAAGTTGCTAAATTTCTTATGGATCAAGGATTTAAAAAAGCATCTGCAAGTGCAGTAAAAAAAGCAGGTAATAAGATAGGACGAGTAACTCAACAAGATGCTCAAAAACTTGTACCACATACTATAACAAAAGGTGGTAGGGCTGCTCCTGTTCCTAAGAGTAAAGTTCAAAAGAAACTTACATCGGCTGTAAAAGTAGCAAAAAAAGAAACAACTCCTAGAGGTTCTCAACTAAGTGCAGCAGCTAAACCTAAAGCTAAAGGTAAATCTCCAGGTCGTATAGAAAAAATTGCTAGAGTTGCTGTAGGACAAGGTGAAAAAGGTCGTCGCACTGGTACAGCATTACGTAATAAAAAAAATATAGTAAGTAAAGTTCTTGGACGTAAACCTGGAACTGTTGCTGGTGTATCTAAAAAAGATCAAAATATAGCTAAAGGTGTACGTGTTGCTGCTGGTACTGCTGCGGCTGCTGGCACTCTTGCTGGTATGTCAGGTGGTGATAAATCATATACAATTAAATCTGGAGATACACTTTCACAGATTGCAAAAAAATATGGTACGACATTAGGAAAACTTTTAGATGCTAATCCTAAGTTTCGAGGTAAGGATGCTGCTGGTAGAGCTAAAGCTAATAGGATTAAACCTGGACAAAAAATTAGTCTTAGTGGAATAGTTTCTCCACGTAAGTCTGTATATCAAGATACAACTAAAAAAGAAATGGCTGGTATGCAGATGAATAAAAAAAGAAAAGCAGTTACTGATAAATCTGTATCATCACCTAGAGGTAGTCAGATAAGTCGTAAAGGTGGAGGTCGTGTTGGTGTAGGTGCTGCTCTTAAAGGATTTGGTGCTGTTCGATAATGGCTAGAAAAAAAAGCAACATGAAAGGCATTACAATTGGTAGGGGCATGAAACGTCCTACTAAGTCTGGTGCTGGTATGACTGCTAAGGGGGTGGCTAAGTATAGGAGACAGAATCCTGGTTCAAAACTTAAAACGGCTGTAACGGAAAAGAAACCTAGTAAGGCTAGGGCATCTAGGCGTAAGAGTTATTGTGCTAGGTCTGCTGGACAAATGAAAAAGTTTCCGAAAGCTGCTAAGAATCCTAATAGCAGATTAAGGCAAGCTAGAAAACGATGGAGGTGTTAGACTACTTTGGCATATCTTGCTTCAAACATACCGCATTTTAAATGTTGGGTACGAAAAGAATTTACAAATAACCACCAAGAATATCAAGGAGAATATTTACATGCACTAGCAATAGCAGTAAACGCAATACCAGATAGATGTTTAAGTTTTAATGTTGTGTTTACAGGTTGCGATGAAGATGAAAATATACATGGCGGTGCAATGTGGGCTAGACTTCCAATCACAGCATTGGTAGCAGACACAGTACTAGAAGAGTGGCCTGAACTAATGCAGACACATCTAGCCCAGCCGTGGGATTGCTCTTCAAGAAACCATGCTATCATTGTTATGGACAGAGTATCTTCAAGTCCTTGGTTATGTAAAATAGATGGAGAGTTTTATACAGGAAGATATATGTTTACTGTAGACTACACAGATAGTTATATATCAGACGATCCTGCACAACACAAACAGTCACATGTGTTAGAGCTTATAGATGCAGGACCATATACAGGAAACATTATAGCACTTCCTAATAATAGAGTTAGAGTTACTAATCCCGCTTTGTGGGTTACTGGAGAGGGCGCACCTGATTTTGCACCAAGTCAGTATATACATTCAGCAGAAATAGATAGTAGTTACATGAACCCTAATATAACTTTTAACAATCTTTATAGTGAGGAGAAGAAAAGTGGTAGGAAGAAAAAAAAGTAAGAATATGTCTAAAGGCGGTGCTATTAAACGCATGGGCGGTGGCATGGCTAAAAAAACTAAGTATCGTTCTAAAGGTGGTGTTGTTAAACGCATGGGCGGCGGTAAGGCTAAAAATACTAAGTATCGTTCTAAGGGCGGTGTTGTAAAGAGACGGTCTGGTGGTCGAGCAGGTAAAAGGTAATTGCAATAACTGTGGATATGAATCTCATTGTGGAACTCCTTTAATAAAAAAAGTTAACAAAGAGAATGATCCTATAGAAGTTTGCAAAAAATGTAAATGTTTTAAATGTATATGGCCTGACTGGGGTTAAATTAAAACTTTATAATAAAGGATATTAAAATGGCTTTAACTAGAAAAAGCAAAACTAAAGTTAAGAAGGTAATTAAAGGTTTAAAGAAAGCCTCTAAACTACATGCAGGTCAAGCTAAAACATTAAAGGGTATAGTTAATGGTAAAACAAAAAGACCCAAAAGTAGGAACAGGAAAAAAACCTAAAGGTTCTGGTCGCAGACTTTATACAGATGAGAATCCAAAAGATACAGTACGTATAAAGTTTGCTACACCTGCTGATGCTAGAGCTACCGTAGCTAAAGTTAAACGCATAAGTAAACCATATGCTCGTAAGATACAAATACTAACTGTTGGTGAGCAACGTGCAAAGGTTATGGGTAAGACTCAAGTAGCTTCTATATTTAAAAAAGGCAAAGAGTCTATTAAGAAAGCAAGGGGCAAAAATGGCAACCGTAGTAAAACGTAAAAAAGGCGGTACAGCTACTAAGCGTGATCCTGCTAAGTGGGCTAGGGCTAAAGCTAGAGCTAAAGCTAAAATGGGTGGTAAACACTCTGCTAGAGCAATGCAACTTGCTGTTAAGTATTATAAAGATGCTGGTGGTACATATTCAGGTAAAAAGAAAAAGTCTACAAATAAACTTTCTAAATGGAGTAAGCAAAAATGGAGAACCAAGTCAGGGAAGCCATCAAGCAAGACAGGAGAGAGGTATCTTCCAGAGAAAGCAATCAAGAGCTTAACTTCAAAGGAGTATGCAGCGACCACGAAAGCAAAGCGCAAGGGGACTGCTGCCGGAAAGCAGTTCGTAAAACAACCTAAGAAGATAGCTAAGAAGACAGCTAGATTTAGGAAAGCATAATGGCAGTATCAGGCACATATGATTTTAACCTTGACATAGATCAGGTTATCCAAGAGGCTTCTGAAATGATTGGTGGTGAAAGCACACTAGGTCATGAGCCTGAGTCTGCTCGTCGTTCTATTAATCTAATGCTTAAAGACTGGCAGAATAGGGGTGTACTTCTCTGGTCTACCAGTACCACAGCAGTCACAGTAGTAGCCTCTACGACTTCTTATAATCTTGATAGCAGCACAATCAATGCTCTTGAGGTTGTTATTAGTAGAGACAATACAGATGTAAAACTAACTAGAATAACACCTGAAGAGTTTATGCTTATTCCTAATAAGACACAAACAGGCAAACCAAATCAATATTCTATTAGACGGGGCAGGGATAACCCTGTTCTTTCTGTATGGCCTCTACCAGATAACTCTACAGATATTATTAAACTAGAACTAGTTAAAGAATTACAAGATGTAAATAAATCTGCTATTCAAAATGCAGACCTACCTAAAAGGTTTCTGCCGTGTCTTACGATGGGACTGGCATATTATATGGCACTTAAACGTCCTCTTGTTCAACCAGATAGACTTACATTATTAAAAACTAATTATGAGGAAATGTTAGCTAGAGCATTGTTAGAGGATAGAGAAACTTCTAGCATTTACATTGTACCTAGATTAACATTCTATAACTAATGGCTACGCAAAAAAATGCATTAGCTGTATGCGATGAATGTGGTTTTGTTTATCCACATAGGGTAATGAGATTAAACAGCTACGGCATGTTAGTATGCCCACAAGACTTTGAAGGACAGTATGATTTAAAAAACCATCCTCAGAACAGAGTAGCAAATGTAAAAGACGATCCAGCTATTCTTAATCCAAGACCAGATACAGGTGGACGTAACTTAACATGGGATCAAGCTGGAACAACTTATAACGCAACAGATGAGTATTGGCAATTAATATGACAGATTTAACTGGAAAACTTATATCACAGACTTATAAGAATCTTGTTCTTGTAAGTAGTGCTGTTTCAAATACTGGAATAGAAACGTCTCTTAAACCAATACAAACTGGAGATGGTTCTAAGAGTGCGCTTGAAGTTGCATCCAGTATTGTAAAGGTAAACGATACTTTAAACATAGCTGGTTTAGTTTCTGCTACTGGAAACATACATTCAGATCAACGAGTATGTGCTTCTGCTTTCTACGGAGATGGTTCTAATATATCAGGAGTAACAGCAGCAGTAGCTGGTAATATCTCAGTAAGTAATGCTGTAGTTGGTGGTACTCTTCAGGTATCTAGTACAGCTACAATAATAGGAGACACACATCTTCAAGCTGCTGTGTCAGTAGGTGGGGCTGCAAAGTTTGGTTCTACAGTAACTGTATCAGGTGCTGCTCATTTACAAGATGCTGTATCAGTGGGTGGTGCTGCAACTTTTGGAAGCACTGTTACAGTATCAGGAGCAGCAGTACTTAAAAATAATGTTAGTGTAGGTGGTACATTCTCTGTTGCTGGTGTAGGTACATTTGCTGCTAAGACAGAATTTAAGAATGATGTGTCAGTATCAGGCAGACTTGATGTAGCTACCTCTGCATGTATTGGCGGTATTGCTAAGTTTAGAGATGATGTTTCTGTATCAGGTAATCTTAATGTTGTTGGTAATGTAACTGCTGCTTCTTTTTATGGAGATGGTTCTAATCTTACAAATGTAGAAGCTGAACTAGGCACTGCTGCAAATATATCTGTTGTAGGATTTATACATGCTGGTGGTAGTGTTTCAGTATCTGGACCTTTTAATGTTATAGGTGCAGCTACATTCCAAGATGCAGTATCTGTTAGTGGTAATGTAAATATTAATGGATCACTTACAGTAGCAGCAGCAACATCATTAGCATCTACACTTAATGTAGGCAGTAATACTTCCCTGGCTGGTACACTTATAACGACAGGCAAAGCAGAGTTCGAGGATGATGTATCTGTTTCTGGTAACACAAATCTTGGTGGAACTGTAACAGTAGGTGGAGCAGTAAGCCTTGCTTCTACATTATCTGTAGGAGGGGCAGCAAACTTTTTATCTACTGTTACTATCACAGGGGCTGCACAGTTTAATAATACAGTAACAATAGTAGGTGCAGGTACATTTAAAGATGATGTGTCAGTAAGTGGTAATGTTAATATTGGTGGAACTGTAACAATTGCAGGAGCAGTATCTCTTGCTTCTACATTAACAGTTGGTGGGGCTGTATCATTAGGATCTTCTCTGTCAGTGGGTGGAGCAGCAAACTTTGCATCTACAGTTACAATCGCTGGAGCTAATGTACAAGCAGCTAATGCAAAGGTATGTGCCTCTGCTTATTATGGTGATGGTTCTAACTTAACAGGTATTACAGTATCTATTGAAGGTAATATCTCTGTTAACAATGCTACAGTTGGTGGTAATCTACATGTAGGTGGAACAGCAACAGTTGTTGGTAATGCTGTATTTGATGGCAATGTTTCAGTATCAGGTGGACTTACAGTTGGTGGTGCAATAGCAGTTTCTGGTGGTTCTATTGATTTAAGAACAAGTGCTAGTGATCCAGCATATATTAGATTTTATTGTGAATCTGGTAATGCTCACTATGCTCAACTACGTTCTCCACCACATGCATCTTACAGTGGTAACTTAGTAATTACTTTACCTGTAAGCACTGCTACAATAGTAGGAACATCTACAACAGATACGTTAACAAATAAAACTTTTGGAGATGCTGTTAAGTTTGACTCTACAGTAACTGTAAGCGGTGCAGTTAGTATTGGTGGTGCTGTTAGTGTGGGTGGTGCAGCCAACTTTGCATCTACAGTTACAATTGCTGGTAATACATCTATTGGTGGTACGCTTATAACAACAGGTAAAGCAGAGTTTGAAGACGATGTGTCAGTAAGTGGTAACAGTAATTTTGGTGGTACAGTTACAGTTGCTGGTGCAGTATCATTAGCATCTACTTTAGATGTAGGTGGTAATACCTCAGTTGGTGGCACATTCCTTGCTACTGGCAAAGGAGAATTTGAAGATGACGTATCTGTATCGGGTAATACTGTTCTTGGTGGAACTCTTAGGGTCGCTGGTGCAACCTCACTAGAAGGAGCAGTTGATCTTAATAGCACTCTTACAGTAGCGGGTGCAGTAAGTCTTAACTCTACACTTTCTGTGGGTGGTGCTACTAATCTTCTTAGTACTGTAACAGCTACAGGTAATGCTGGCTTCTTAGGT